AGCGGCTTCCCTAAGTCGCACAACCTCAAGGGCGAATGGCAAGGCTGGGGCACGGCCCTGAAGCCCGCCTGGGAGCCGATCATCGTGGCCCGCAAGCCGCTCGTCGGCACCGTCGCCGAGAACGTGCTGACGCATGGCACGGGCGGGATCAACGTAGATGGGTGCAGGGTGGGAATTGATGGCTCCGACCTTGAGCAAATGAGTGGCCGGAGCGGCAAGCGGACTTCCCCGCATCTGCTTCAGGGAATGCCTGCGACTTCGTGGGAGCCGACAGCATCCGGCCGCTGGCCCGCGAACCTCATCCACGACGGCAGCGAGGAGGTGGTGGGGCTGTTTCCGCAGACAATGAGTGGGAGTGGTTTGAGGCGACCTCAAGATTGGAAAAGCCGCAACGCATACGGATACAGCAAGTCCGTCAACGGAGCCAGTGATTATCAGCGAGACGCCGACTCCGGCTCTGCCGCCCGCTTCTTCTACTGCGCCAAGGCGAGCAAGGCGGATCGGGATGAAGGGTGCGAGGGGCTGCCGCAGACGATCAAGCAGAGCGTGGCCCACGGCGACAAGCGGCACGGAACGCTGCCCTACACGAACGAGCCGCGAGAGATGAACCCTCGGCCGCGTGGCAACCACCACCCCACCGTGAAGCCTACCGACCTCATGCGTTACCTCTGCCGACTCGTCACGCCACCCGGCGGCGTCGTGCTCGACCCGTTCACGGGCAGCGGCTCCACGGGCAAGGCCGCGACCCTTGAGGGCTTCCGGTTCATCGGCATCGAACGCGAGGCGGAATACGTCGAGATAGCCAAGGCGAGGATCGCGGCGGTTGATGCGGGGGCCGGGCCGCTGTTCGCGTGAAGTGCGCTACAGCGGCGAGAGACGCCTCCCCTACCCCCTCTAGCCTGAGCTCGGCCCCCGGCACAATCGCCGGGCATGATCGAGCATCTCCAGGCCCTCGCCATCCACGCCTACTACGCCGGCGAATTTGACGCCGGCCGCCGGGCCTGCGATCGCCTGCTCTCGGTCCCGCTCCCGCCGGAGGTCGAGATGCAGACGCGATCTAACCGCCTCTGGTATCAACCGCCGCTCGACGAGCTCGTCGACTGCCGCTTCGTTCGGATCGACGTGGAGCCCGCCCACGATGGCTGGTCGCTCTTTAACCCGTCCATTCTCGCCCACGGCGACGAGCTCCTCGTCTGGGTGCGGTCGAGCAACTACCGCATCGTCGAGGGCCGCTACGAGATGCCGCCAGCGGACGGCGGCATTATCCGCACCGATGGCCTCCTCGCCCGCTACACGGCCGACCTCACGCTCCGCGACTGCCGCGGCGTCCGCCGGCCTGACTACCCGACCACCGGCTACCCGGTCGACGGTCTCGAAGACTGCCGCCTCCGCCATACCCAAACGGGGATAGGCGTGTCGGCCACGATCCGCAACGCCGCCCCGTACGACGGCCGCTGCCGCATCGCCACGGCAAACCTTGACGTATGTCAAGCCAGCCTCGACGGCCTGGTCGTGCTCGACTCGCTCTCGACGCAAGAGCACGAAAAGAACTGGATGCCGCTAGAGGGCGGCCCGCACGCCGGAGGCTGGCTCTACGCCGCCAGTCACCGCGGGCACGTCGTGACGGTCGACCGCGACCCGAGCCTCGCCGGGGCCTACCTCATGCACCAGCGCGGCCCGGCTCCGCTGATCGCGAAAGAGTTTCGCGGTGGCGGCCAGGCGATCGCATTCCGCGATGGCTACCTCGCCGTGATCCACGAGGTGGCCGCCATCGGCGACAGGAGGGCCTACGAGCATCGGTTCCTCTGGTTCGACAATGCGCTGACGCTGCGGCGCATGTCGCAGCCGTTCGCATTTCGCGAGCCGCGGGCGATCGAGTTTGCGGCCGGGCTCGCCGCCATCGGCGACCGGATCGTCGTGAGCTTTGGCGTGCGTGACGCCGAGGCGTGGCTCGTCGAAATCCCGGCAAACCCACTATGGTCGCTCTTGTTACCGGTTACGTCCGCCTGAGTCACCCGCGCAGCCACGCCCAATATCTGGAGCACGGCCGCCGGCTCCTCGGGCTCGGGCTGCCGACGGTGGTGTTTTACGACGGGCCGGAGGCCGAGCTCGACGCCCCGGCGAGTGCGACCGTCTGCCCAGCCAGCCTCGACCGGTGCTGGCTCTACGAAGCCACCAGGGCGGCCCAGTCGCCGTCGCCGGGGCACGCCAAGGACAGCGTCAATTACATGGTCGTCCAGCACCAAAAAACCGCGTGGCTCGCGGCTGCCGCCACGCTCACCGGCGCGGCGTTTCTGGTGTGGGTTGACTTCGGAATCCTCCACCTGCCGGCGTTCGTCGAGCATGAGATCCGCCCATTCTTTGACCGCGTCAAGCACGCCCCGCCCGACCGCGTCACGCTGCCCGGTATTTGGCCGCTCACGACTACCACGCCAATCGACAACTCTCGCGTCGCGTGGCACTTGGCCGGCGGCGTCGTGATTTGCCCCGTCAGCCTCGCAGCCTGGTTCCACGGGGCAACGGAGCGCGAGGCGCGACGCCACGTCGACGCCACCGGCCGCACGACGTGGGAGGTCAACACCTGGGCGGCGATTGCCCAACAATTTCCCGAGCGGTTCAACATCTACGCGGCCGACCACAACGAAACGCTCTTCACGGGGTTCCGGCCGTGAACGAATACGTCGTCATCATCCCAACCCGCAACCGCTACGAGCTCTGCCTCCGAGCGATTCGCAGCGTTCTCGCCCAAACGCTGCCGCCCGAGGAAGTGATCGTGATCGACGACGCTTCAACCGATCCCCGATACGAGTGGCTCCAAGAGATTGCCAACGACGCCCGCGTCGTCGTGCTGCGAGACGATGTCTCAAGCCAAGACCGCACCGGTGCCGGCTACGCCGTCGGCTCTGTCCGCAACCGAGGGCTCGCCTACGTCCGCCGGGCACAGTTCGGCGGATGGGTGGCGTTCCTCGATGACGACGACGAATGGTTGACCGAAAAAATGGCGATCCAGTCTGAGGCGGCGAAGACCTACGACGACGTGCGGCTCTTCTGTTCCAACGCTTTCAATCGCACGCCGTCGGGCCTGGTCGTCGGCTATCACCACGGCGACCACGGGAGGCGGCTCGACAACCGTTGCCACGACGTGACCCGGTGCTTGCGCGAATTCAATCCCGTGATCTGCTCCTCGGCCGTGATCCACGCCGAGACAGCCGCCAAGGTCGGCTGGCAGCAAGAGAGCGGCTACGGCGAGGACTGGGACTATTGGCGGCGCGCCGCAGTCGTGACGCCCGTGTTTCGGATCGACGAGCCGCTCCTCTTCTATTCGGTCAACAACCCGAAGGAGTACACACTTTGAAAATCGGCGTTTACGCTCTCGCGAAAAACGAGCTCAAGCACGCGGCCGCTTGGGCCGAGTCGTGCCGCGAGGCCGACGTTCGCGTCGTCACCGACACCGGCTCCACCGACGGCACCGTCGAGGCCCTGGAGGCCGCCGGCGTGACGGTGGCCCGTGGCTACGTCTGCCCGTGGAGGTGGGATGACGCCCACAACCTCTCGCTCAACCACCTGCCGCCAGACCTCGACATCGCGATCCGGCTCGACCTTGACGAGCGGATCCAGCCAGGCTGGCGGGAGGCCGTCGAGCGGGCGTGGGCGGATGGCGTAAACAACCTCCGCTACCACTACGTTTGGTCGTGGGCACCGGACGGCTCTGAGGGGCTGACGTTTCATTGTGACCGCGTCCACGCCCGCCGGGGATTCCGCTGGGCACAGGCGACCCACGAGGGGCTTATTTGCTGGAACGGCGACAAGGTTCAGGTTTTCGCCGAGGGGCTCCAGATTCACCACCACCGCGACGCCGGCAAAAAGCACGTCACCGATTTGACGCTCCTAGAAGTGGCGGTCCGCGAGGCCCCGCACGACGCGCGGGCTCAGTGGTATCTCGCCCGCGAGCTCGACTACGCCGGGCGGGCCGAGGCGGTCGAAGCCTTCCGGCATTACCTGACGATGCCGGGCGGCACGGCCACCGAGCGGAGTTACGCCGAGCGGTCGCTCTACCGGCTCACGGGCGACGAGCAGCATCTCCACAACGCCGCCCGCGAGGCCCCCGGCGAGCCCGACGGGTGGGAGCGGCTGGCGTTCGTGAACTACCAACGCCGCGAGTGGCGAAACGTGGCAGGCTTCGCACGGCAGGCCACGGCAGCCGACTGGCCGGGCACGCACTGCACAGACCCGCACGCCCCGACGAAGGCCCTCGATTTGCTTGCGGTCGCCCTCTGGGAGCTCGGGAACCGGACAGACGCCCTACAGCACGCGCGGCAGGCTGCGGCAAGATGGCCGGGAGACGAGCGGCTCGCGAACAACGTGGCCGCCATGGAACGGATTCTCTCCCAAGGGGCAGCCGCGTGAGCTCGACTCTCAAAGACATCGCCGACGCCCTGGCCGCCAGCCTCGACGCCGAAACCTTCTCGGCCGTCACCGCACAACCCACCGTTGAGCGAAAGAACTGGCCGACCTACGAGGTCGAGGATCTGGTCGACCCGGTGATCGCCATCACGCCGGCCGGCATCGAGACCGTGCGGGTGAGCCGCGACTCGTGGCAATACGACTACCAGATGAACGTCTTCGTCGGCCGGCACACGCCCACCGAGGCGGCCGCCGACGAGATGGTCGACCTCTGCGAAGAGATCGCCGACGTGATCCGCGAGCATTCGTGGGGCGAGCTCGAATGGCCCACGGGCGTCACCAGCCCGATGACGGTCGAGGTAGACCTCAACCCCGACGACGCTCTGACAGAGCGGAACGTCTGGCGGGCAGTGATCACGGCGACCTATCGCGTCCACCGCTAGGGGGCGTCTATGCAGCCGGTCGTGAAGGTCCGCGGCAAGATCAACACCGCCCACGTCAAACGGCGGGTCCGCAAGGGCACAAAAGAGGCGTTGCCGGGGGCCGGCGTGATCGTGCAACGCTCGGCCCGGCGGCAGTTTCTCCACCGCAACATCAAGAAAAAGCCGCAGTGGAAACAGGTGGGCGAGCGGAACGGCCGCCCGGTGCTCGCCATGGAGTTCCGGCCGCCGACGCCAGGCCGCGTTACCTCGTGGAAAAACCCGCGCGGCCGCGGCGCCACCAAAACCGGCTTCCTGCGAACGCTGATTCGGTGGGAGGTCGACAACTCTCGCGAGAGCGTGGCGATCGGTCCGACAAACGAGGCGACGTGGTTGAACCGCCTCCAAGAGTTTGGCGGTAGCGGTCAACGAGTGCTCCGGCTCATTGGCCGCTACCCGCAGCGAGGAAAACGGAAAAACAAGGTGCTCGAACAGTTTCCGCCGCCCGACGCCATGGTGAGCGGCGGCCGGAGTGGCGGCCGTGACAGACGCGGTCGGTTTAAGCGCAACCTCGGCCGCGGGGCCTTCGTCGGCATCTGGGTCGACCCGGCTCACACTCGCCGCCGGAAGACCGTCGACCTCGCATCGAGCACGGGCCGCGTGCCTCCAGGCCAATACATGACGAAGGGCTTGTCGAAGGTTCGCGACCGCCTGGCGGAGCAGTGGAAAAACCGCATCTACGGACCGTGACGCCGCGGACATACCCCCTACGGCCAGCGTGCCGGCGTTCGTAGTTTGGCAAGACCACCCCCGCACACTAGGAGGCCAGCGTGGCTATTACCCTCGGGAAAGACGTGACGATCACCGGGCTCACCGGCGCCCGTAGCGTCACCGTCAACAACAGCGCCGCCGAAGTCGACGTTACGAAGTTCGGCGACACCGCTCGCAAATTCAAAAAGGCCATGATCGAACAGACCGTCGAGGTCGAGTGTGTCGACGATCCCGGCGTCGATGCCGGCGACACGTTCACGCTCGGCGGCGTCGCCACCGGCAACTCTGTCGAATACATCGTGACGAGCGTGGCCCGCTCCGAGCCCATCGACGGGATTTCGACCTTCACCGTGAGCGCCTCGCGCGCCGCCACCCAAACCTGACCTCAAGGAATCACAACCCATGGCGATTACGCTCGGCAAAGACGAATCCGCCCCTCCGTTCGGCACCGACATCATCTCGGCGACCTACACCGAGGAATGCGAGCTCATCGACGTAACCAACCGCACCAACAAGGGCGGCTCAACCGGCAACCCAGGCTTTCGGGCCAACGCTGCCGGCTTCAAGACCAAGATGTGGGAAATCGAGTGCCACGACGCCACGGGGCTCGTTGCCGCTCTCCAGAGCAACACGGCCACAAGCAATTTCATCGTGATGAGCGTCGCGGAAAACATCTCGATCGACGGGGCGGTGACGTTCACCGTGACCGCACGGGAGACCTGATCCCGTGGCGATCACGCTCGGAAAGGATTGCTCGATTTCGATCGGTGGCAACATCGCCAGCGCTCGGAACGTCAGCCTTTCCTATAGCGTTCGCACGATCGACGTGGAGGAGTACGGCAGCCGCGAGGCTGCCGTCTACCCCGTGGGCGTCGAGGCCACTGTGTCGGTTGAGTTCAACGACACCGCCGACCTAGGCGGCGTCTACGGCATGGTGACGGCCGGGACGCCGATCACCGTCTCGGGCGGCGCCGGTGCGTGGTCGTTCCTCGCAGTGATCACAAGCATCTCTGAGACTGATCCGATCGACGGCGTCGCGACGTTCAACGTCGAGGCCCGTCTCACCCGTGCTGGACTGAGGACGTAATGAAAGAGTTTCGCGATGACCAGGGGCGGCCCTGGATGGTGGCGATCACGGTGGCGGCCGCCGAGCGCGTCCGCGGCCTCGTCACCATGGACGTTACAGAAGACGTGGAGCAACCCGACGGCACGGTCAGTCGGCAGACTAGAGCCGCGCCGTTTGACATCATCGACACGTCGAACATCGCGAACACGCTCCAAATCCTCCGCAGCCAATACGGCAAGGTCGGCGAGGTGCTCTACGCCATCTGCCGCAAGCAATGCGAAGACAAGAAGATCAGCCGCGACGACTTTCTCGACGGCCTCCGCGGCGACGCGATTGAGGCCGGCGTGAAGGCGATCGAGGAGGAGCTTGTCGATTTTTTCCCCCCGCGCCTCCGCAAGATGGTCGGCCTTCTCGCCAGTCGAATGGACGACCTGGCGGCGGAGCTGACGGCCAAGGCGGAGGCGGGACTAGAGGCGGCGACGCTGGAGAGCCTGCTCGAACAGTCTGGCACGCCATCTACGAGGCTGCCGGAATCCTCGGCGTCCACCCAGGAAAGTGGACTCTACGCAACCTCATCGTCGCCCGCGATGCCCGCCTAGAAATGGATTGGTGGCATACCGCCAATCTGCTCGCACAACAAGCCAACCTGAACAAAGCAAAGCACGCCCCGAGCACAGACCCGGCAAAACTCAACCCGTTCGCAAAGAAGGCAAAGCCGCGGCAGGCGACGCCCGACGAAATCAAGAAACTCCTCGGCCCTGACTGGCATCAGGTAAACACATGAGCAAAGTCCGGGGCGGTCAGGTATTCGTCGAGATCGGGGCCGACTCCAAGCGCTTTTTCAAGGCGCTCTCGGACGTGCAAAAGGGGATCGGCAAGATCGGCTCGTCGATGCGAGCCCTCGGCTCGCGCATGGCTGCCATCGGGGCCGGCATCGCCCTCCCCGTGGGCCTGGCGGTCCGCCAGTTTGCCGCCTTCGACGACGCGATCCGAGCGACGGCCGCCGTCTCGCAGGCGAGCGGGGCCGAGCTCCAAAAGCTCAACGACAAGGCCCGCGAGCTCGGGGCGACCACGTCGTTTACCGCGATCCAAGTCGCCAACCTCATGACCGAGCTCGGGCGGGCTGGCTTCAAGCCCGACGAGATCAACGACATGACGGCGGCGGTGCTCGACCTCGCACGGGCCACCGGGACCGACGCCGCCCTCTCGGCCGGCATCATGGCCGCCACGCTGCGGCAGTTCGGGATGGGGGCTACCGAGGCGACACGAGCCGCCGACGTGCTCACGAAGACCGCCAACTCCACGTTCAACACCGTTGAGAGCCTCGGCGAGTCGCTCAAGTATGCCGGCCCGGTCGCCAAGAGCCTCGGCCTGTCGCTCGAAGACACCGCCGCCATCTTGGGCGTGCTCGGCAACGTCGGCATTCAAGGCAGCGAAGCCGGCACGGCGCTCCGCCGCTTGGGCGTGATTTCGGCGGCCAGCGGCGACAAACTGAAGCAGCTATTCAACGTCGACAACACCGACGCCGCCGGGAACCTAAAGCCGCTCGTTCAAATTCTCGACGAGATCAACACGGCCACGGCCAATATGCCGGTCGCCGAGCGGACGAAGCGGATGGCCGAGGCGTTTGGTCTGCTCGGCATCACGAGCGCGAACGTGCTCTCGTCGACCGCCGGCGGCGTGACGGCCCTCGCGGCACAACTGCAAAACGCGGAAGGCACGGCAGCCAAGGCAGCCAAGGAAATGGACGCCGGCCTCGGCGGCGCGTTGCGGATCGCCTTGTCGGCCGTGGAGGGCACTGCGCTTGCGATCGGCGACGCCTTGGCCCCGTCGCTGATTAGCCTTGTCCGCACGATCGAAGGCGTCGCGACCGGGCTCACGACGTTCGTGAAGGCGAATCAAGAAATGATCGTCCAGGCCGCGAAGGGCGTGGCGATCTTCTCCGGCGTCGGTGTCGCGTTGATCGGCGTCGGAATGTCGCTCCAAGTAGTATCGACGGCCCTCGGTGGATTCGGCGCGGCGTTCGGTGCGATCACCACTCTCGCGACGCTCTTCCTTAACCCGATCGGCCTCCTCGTCGTCGGCCTCGGTGCGCTCGCGGCCTTCGGCCCCAAGGTCGCCGCCTCGATGCAAGGAATGTTT